CCGCTCGAGCCTGTACCAGACGCTACTTCATTTGTGTTTATGTATGCTTTAACTTCACCGCTATTGTCGTATGTTATTGCTATTTGTATCCATTCGTTTAAATCACTATACGAGTAGTTATTAGTAGCAATACCTTTAATATTTGCGAAGAAATTTCCATTATTTTCTCTCTTTACAAGAAATTTATCACCAGAGCCTGCGGTAAAAAATCCATCTATAAATGTAGTATAATCACTACTTGTACCTCCGCTTGCTGTCCAACTACTTACTCTTACCCAAATAAGAGCAGTAAACCCTGTGACATTAGTTAAAACAAAATTATTATCAGATACTGTGGTGTCATTAAAATCTGTTGTAAAATAATATGGTATACTATTTGTAAATACGGTACCTGTTGTAGTAAAATCGTTATTGTTAGATGTAATATCGTCCCAATTTGTACCTGTTCCGGAATAGCTACTAGTATTACCTGCATCCAAATAAATTTTTAAATTAGCTGATTCAAGTGCTTGGGTTGTTGTCTGTGTAGGAGTTTGTGTTTGTGTTCTAGTATTTGTAGGGGTTCTAGTATTGGTTACCGTTCTAGTCTGTGTTACTGTCTGTGTGGGTGTTTGACTCTGTGTTGGTGTTTGTGTTGGTGTTCCAGTAACTGGTGTAGATGTAGGTGTTTGTGTACGTGTTGATGTTTGTGTTGATGTTTGTGTAACTGTTCTTGTCTGTGTAGGTGTTTGCGTTTGTGTTGGTGTTCGCGTTTGTGTAGATGTTTGTGTAGGTGTAGGTGTAGAAGTCTGTGTTTGTGTAGGTGTTTGTGTTCTAGTGTTAGTTGCAGTACGTGTCTGAGTAGATGTTCTCGTAGGAGTGGATGTAGCACCTTTAGAGAGTGAAACAGTTCTAGAAGGTGACCTTGTAGGTGTGTATGTTTTAGACACGGTTCTTGTTTGCGTCTGTGTTGGTGTCGATGTTCTAGATTTAGTAGGGGTAGGAGTGTAAGTGGCTGTACTAGTACTTGTTTTCGTTTGCGATCTTGTTCTACTAGGTGATACTGTATTAGTAGGAGTCTGTGTGGGTGTTATAACCCTAGTACGGGTTTGAGTTGGTGTTTGAGATCTTGTAGGTGTATTAGTTCTTGTTTGAGTTTGGGTTCGAGTTTGTGTAGGTGTTTGGGTTCGAGTAGCATTTGGTGTATCAGTTTGTGTTGGTGAAATTGTTCTAGTAGGAGTACGCGTTGCTCCTTCTGTTTGAGTTCTTGTCTGAGTTGGTGTTTGAGAAGTTGTACTTGTCTGTGTAGGTGTAGGAGTACGTGTTGTGTCTTTGGTACTTGTTCTGGTGTGGGTAACTGTAGGAGTGGGGGTAACTTGTGCATCTTTAGATTGAATATAAAAAGGTGCAGCAGTCAAAGGATCACCAGGTGCACCCGAGCCTGGGTATTTCAAATAACCGCCCGGTGCTGTAATAATAAGAATAAAATGACCAACTGCTAAAGCTGAAAGAGGGGTCATATCAACTTTAATAGATTGATTTTCTCTATTAATTAAAATGTTACACCCAGCGTCTTTTAAATTAAAGCCACTAAAAGCTGGGTAAGCAGCTGCCATCCAGCTAGGGGCGCTCACAGCACTAAAATAGTTTACAGAACTTAAATTAATTGTTGAAAGACTGCCTGAAAAGAAATTAGAAGGGTTGGCAGCGCTAAGATATACTTGATAATATTTTTGTAATCCTTGTACGCCTTGCTTTTTAATCCAAGGAGCATCGAATAAAAATATAGGGTCCCATTCACTAAAAATAAGTTTCTGGGTATCATTCTCGTTATTGACGCTGTTTAAATTTACTCTTCTAGTAGCCATTTTGTTCTTGTAATTGTTTAAATATCTGAATTTCGTCAGGGAATGCACTTACAACAACCGTTTCAGCAGTACCTGATAGCTGACTATTTAGTGACGGGAAGTTATCATAAGTAAGCACCGTACCTGTATTTTCAGTACCACTAACAGCATAAAAATTACTTGTAACCTTATAAATGTTGTTAACATTATTCTCAGCTGCAGGAAATATCCAACCTTTAATTGTAAAAACTGTATCAGCAACAACCCTTGCTTTATCATTAGCTCTTAACTCTAATGGATATTGAATATTAATATTACCATCCCATAAAACCTCGCTTCTTAATTCTTGAACTTTAGTAGTTTGCACCAAATCATGGGGTAAAGGCCAACTGATAACAATATAAGGGTTGTTATAGGGAATAAAATTAGATAATATTTGATCCATGTCCATTTGATATCTAGTAATAATAGACATGTTCATTGTAATGTTTACTGGAGTGGGGGCGTTAAACTTATTACTACTAAAATCATTAGTGTAATAAAACCCGTTACCAGCTCCTTCAGCATATCCCCCTCCACCTACAGAAGGTAACTTATTGAATACCCTATTATTATCTCTTGCAATATTAGCAATATTAACCGTTACAACAGGTAGTGTTATAGTTTTTGCTTTATTAACAATATCATATAACACTCTTTGTTTAGGAGCATATAGATATCTAACGAAAATTCTATCTTTTTGCTTTCTGTTTTTGTTGTATCTTCCTATAACAATAGAATCAAAAGCATTGGCGAACTGAATCACCATATCTTGAATTTCGAAATAATTAGTACGCCAACGCATTTACTATATTTATTAGACTAACCTGTCAATAAAATGTTTGGGTAATTTACTTTTATTGTCTGATATCAATTTACGTGCTCTACCGTCAAGTACATATGTAACAGCATAATCTGCTTTAGATCTTGTACATCTACCTGAAGTCTGCACTAAAGCACATAGAGTTTTATTCGCGTACCAGTCTTTATCTAAATCAAATAACTTTTTAATGCGTTTATTCGACAAAGGAGGGAATGGTGTCTTAACTATAATTTGAAATCTACCCTTATCACCATTCAGATCTGTACCAAAAGTTAATGAAGGTGATACTAATACAGTTGGTTTATCAGATCTAAAATGATCTTTAAGTATCTTTTCGTTTGTAGCTACTTGCTCACGAAAGAGAAACCTACTACCTGTAAGTTTGGTTTTAAGATAATTGCATATCTCTAACGAATGAGTATGTATAATTCCCTTTTCATCAGCGTGGTTATCACATAGTTCTTGTATGTTCTTAGCCAATATAGGTAAGTTTCTATGTAGGTTCTGATAATTAAGTACCGGTTTACTTACCAAATAGATAGGAGACTTTTGAGGGTCAAATGCTGATTCCATCTCAATATATTTGTACTTCTTAATACCAAGCGATTTAGCATATGCAAGATGATCTGTAATAGTAGCTGACATTAACAGAACATTATCGCCATAATCAAATATATGCTTACTTAACGTATCTACTTTTAGAGGTGTAAAATGAACTCTATCCGCTTTATTGTCTACAATGTATTCACATTTATGCCAAGTTTGTTCTACTGTTGTAAGATTACCGTGAAGCATTTTAAGATATTTTAACTTATTTGCTTCAGATAAAGATAGAACTGTAATCTTATTAGAAGTTCTATTTGTAAGCTCATTTATTTTCTCACTAATTACAAATATAAGATTAACTAACCATCTATATTGAACGTCATATTTTTCAGATCGTAGTTTAGAAAAGTCTATGTTATACAAATCCAATCGTTTGTAATCTACATCAGCACTAAAACGTCTTACCAACTCTTCTTCTAACTCAGATGCTTCATCACATACAAGAAAGTTTTTACGTTTAACATGCTGGGGTAAACTCAAAAACATCTTATAGTTTAATACTGCAAATTTATTAGCTAGTGATGCATTTCTATTTGAAAAGTATGGACATGAATTCTTCTCCCAACAATCATTTTTAAGTTTTGTGGTATGTATACAAGGAGCTGTATCTGCATCAAAGCTTTCATCTACACTACAAATATAGTTTTGTCTACCTTTTAGTACTTCAATATCATCAAACAACCCCTTATATTGATCTTGCAGTTGTTTTGTAATTGTTAATGCAAAAGTACCAAATGCAGGCTCGCCTAAACAATCTTTTTCAAAGATATAATTACCGTGCTGATCTTTTCTAAATGCATCATACGAATTAATTAAGTCTCTAAAATGTTTTGTTGGGTTTGCACTTACATTACCCATCGTTCTTGGTATAAAGCTTTTGCCTGTACCGGTAGGAGCTGAAGCAATAACGTATTTGTACCCTTCGTTAAATGCTTTCTCAACTTCTTTAAGAAGTTTAATTTGCTGTTCTGACGGATTGTACCCGTACGGAAATTTAGCTACATACTTGCTGAACATATAAGATGATTATATACTATTCATATATATCATCAACTATATCCTTAAAAGTATCTTTTTTAGTATGCATAGTTACATCTTCGACTTGCTTTTCGCTCATTTCTGCTAGAAAAGAATCGTCAGCATTTCTTAGAATACACCTGCACATATTATAATGACCTGAATCCGAATTACGAGAAATATATCCTCTGCCGTAGCACTTTTTACAACTTGATCTAGGCATGTCAGTAATCTCAAGCTGACCACAATCTAAGTAGTTGATATAATCTTCGTGTAATTCATACACCTCTCCGCTGAAGACGCTAAAGTACTTTTTCATTTTTTATTAATGTAAAGAACAACGTCGTAAAACTTACTGTTCTTTTTAGGTTTCATTCTTTTAATTCTTGTTAGTAAAATAATATCATCATAAACTAATTTACTCAGTTTATAATTAAACATTAAACGTGAAGGGGTTTCTTTAATTTCAAAAGGATAAGGTAATTCAAAATTTTTAATTCCACCTTTTTGTACTTCTAATTTAAACTCAATAAAGAAATCCTTTATGGTTGCATTAATAAGCTTACCTTTACGAAGCGTTTTTTCGTTAACCACAAATTCAACGTTGTTAAGAAAAAATTTCTTAAGCTTATGTTCTACTTCTTCTATTAATCTTTCAACCATCACGTATTTTGAAAATTAATTTTTTGTTCTTGGGTCATGTCTTGAAGATTTTCAACATAATACTTCCAAAAATCTTCATTAGCAGGAATCGTTTGGATTAATTCAACATTATCACAGTTTATTTGTCTATAATTTTGCATGAAAATATCCCAGACTATAATTAAATTTTTAGTAGCTGGATTATAATCTTGAAAATTTGCGGTAGGTCTAAAGTTTAAAGTCAATCTTCCATTTTCACTGTTTAATAAAGTAAAGCTGTTAGTGCAAAGCATTCTTCTAGTAGGAGGTGATCCTGCTTTAAACGCTCTTCTAACAAACTTTACTTCACATACGTTGTCTTTAAGAAGAGTAACTAACTGTGATCTACTTGTTTTCAAAAGGATTTACAATTCCAAACATTCTTGATTCATTTAAAAATAAACCTTTCTTAACTTTACCAATACCTTCTACGTCAATGTTGTTGATAGGAATTCCTAAATTGTTAGGAAACATAATGTGATCACCAACGTTCGTATATTCAGTTTTGGTTCCAGTTAATAGTACTTCACCTATACGCCAAGCTTTCGTGTCAGCGTTAATTGGAATCATAATACCATTTCTCATAAGAGCGGTACCGTCATCATTTTCATCTACAAAACGGACTAAAATGACATCTTCCATTAACGTTTTTAAAGAATAGCCAACTAATGCAGAATCAAACCCTCTTGCTGGATCAGATAAATCAATTAAACTTTTCTTAGGCGCTAATAAATCAATACTTGCTCTTCTTTCGCCTGGACCGGCTCCGACTTCGTTAGACATGTAATAACTTATAAGTTAATTCAATTATTTCAATGCAGTTTTAATATTGGATAAATCTACCATTCCACTATCAATATACTGCTGCACTTCTCTCTTAGAAAGTTCAAAACGCTTTGCAAGATATTTTACAATTTCATCATAGTTTTTTACTTCTTTGCGTTTCTCTTTTTTAATGTAATGTATACGTCCAGGTGAGCCTTTGGGTATAATTTTTACCATATAATCATACCATTCACGCTTGTTATCAAATACGTTGTAGTACTTGTTCGTAGTTTCATTTATCACTCTTGCATTATCAGGTGAGTACATACTTACCCACCTGTTAACAAGATAACCATTAAACTGATCTTCGTCTTCGACATTTTCGAGTATGGTACCCTTCTTACCGAATATAATATCGTTTATAATGGTAAAGATATTAGTCATCTTTTTCTGACAATAGTTTAGCATTGTTCAGCTTTTTTACCAGTTCATCAGGAACTGTATCTTTAATAAAAAGCTTTTTTAATGCTTTGAATATGCTTACTTCTTTCATACTTTTATATAATCCTATTCCTGGCCCAAACATGTAATTATTTAATATCAGGCTCCGTTGTCTCCTATAGCTTCTACTGGGCAACCGTCCATAGCTTCTTCGCATTGTGCCTCTTCTTCTGAATTTTCAGGTTGTTTATAAACATAAGAATACCCTTCATCTTCTTG